GTGTTTGGCCCTCGTGGTGGCGGACTTTACTATTGGGACGCAACGGGCGGGCTTACAACTCGTGGTGTTCTTTTAAACTCTCTTGGCGGTACAGTCACATTTACAAGCGCTTCGCCGACTGTGGTTACCTCCACCATACTTTATACAGAAGGCGCCGCGCTTCAATTTGCGGCTACTACGGCGCTACCTACAGGTATTTCTGCGGCTACAACATACTATGTATTTGAAGTAAATGGGTTGACGTTTAAGCTTTTGGACAGCGCAGGTAATGCAGTCAACACCTCCTCTACGGGCACTGGCGTGTACGTGTCTTTGATTGCGGATGTTCCTGTCGTACAAAACAATCTAACCGTATCAGATATATCACGCTTTGTTATTGTGTTTGGTACAAACGATTACGGCTCTAACGCAATTGACCCTATGTTGATTCGCTGGTCAGCGCAAGACGACATCTACAACTGGACGCCTGATCCTACAAACCAAGCAGGATTTACACGCCTTTCTCACGGCTCCGAGATTGTTACAACTGTGCAGACACGGCAGGAAGTTGTGGTATTTACTGACTCCAGCATTTACTCACTTCAGTACCTTGGCCCCCCCTATGTGTGGGCAGCGCAGTTGCTTGGCGATAACATCTCCATCATCAGCCCTAACGCGGCTGTAATTGGCTCGGGTATTGTGTACTGGATGGGTGTGGATAAGTTCTACGTCTATGATGGCCGTGTGCAAACACTTAACTGCGATCTGCGCCGTTTTATATTTCAAGACATTAACTTAGAGCAAACTGCACAAGTGTTTTCTGGCACGAACGAAGGCTTCAACGAAGTGTGGTGGTTCTACCCGTCTAGCGGAAGCAATCTGGTTGACAGGTACGTTATTTACAATTACACAGAAAAAATCTGGTATTACGGCACGCTGGCACGTTCTGCTTGGCTGGACTCGGGATTGCGCGACTATCCTCTGGCAGCGGTGTACACCTCAACCACAAATACTGGCAACCTTGTAAACCACGAACAAGGGTTAGACAACAATGAAACCGCCACGACTGTTGCAATTGATGCTTACATTAGCTCGTCTGAGTTTGATATTGGTGACGGCCATAACTTTGGGTTTGTTTGGCGCGTCCTTCCTGACCTGACTTTTCAAGATTCAGTAAACTCTCCTACAGGGGCCGTGCCTTCGGTGGCTATGACTCTTTACGGTTTGGCAAACTCTGGCTCTGGAGTTACAAGCACAGCCTCACAACCCGTGGCCAAGAGCAGTACGTACGTGATTACTGAACAGTTTACTGGCATGATCTTCACCCGCATGCGTGGTCGTCAAATGATCTTTAAGATTAGCTCCAACCAGATTGGTACGGCTTGGCAGTTGGGCGCACCCCGTATTGATATTCGTCCTGACGGCAGACGTTAATGACAACAACTAACCGCCTCATTAACCCATCCCCACCTAATTTACCGCTGGGCACGGATCAGTACGAACGCCGTTATCAAGATCAGTTTGCCAATATTTTGCGTCTGTACTTTAACCAATTACAAAATGCGCTTACAGAGATTACAGGCAATGCAGGTGGTAGATATTTGGCGTTTCCATACGGAGCGTTCTCAAGCGATCAAGACCAAACAACGACAGCCAACACAGCTACGTTGATGACTCTGAACACCACAGACTTTAAAAATGGTGTGAGTATCAATACATCTAAGATTACTGTGGAATACGCGGGCATATACAACTTACAGTTTAGTGCGCAGTTCCAAAACACAGACACTGCTTTTCAAGATGTTTACATCTGGCTTCGTCAAAACGGCGTAGATATTACAGGGTCAACTGGCTTTGTATCTATTCCAAACAGACACGCGGGTACAGATGGGCACTCAATTGTTGGCTGGAACTATTTTTTAAATATGAATGCCAATGACCACGTTGAGATTTACTGGTCTGTACCTAATACCGCCGTGTCTATTCAACACCTTGCCGCTTCGGGCACACCCACTAAGCCGTCTACTCAATCCGTCGTAGCCACACTTTCATTTGTGTCCGCGCTCCCACCATGATATTATCAACCAACCCCCATTTTGAGAGGCAAAAATGAGCCTGCATAAGTTTGCCGAACAAGTAGCATCGCAAGGCCGCGGTGACGACTCGTTACTTGTACACATGACGCCGGATGAAGTCCGGAATCTGCAAAGATTTGCCCAAGCTAACGGCACGACGTTGACCATCAATCCTACTACGGGTTTACCCGAAGCGGGTCTTTTGTCTGACTTGTTTAAAGCTGTTGCCCCCCTTGCACTTGGCGCTTTCTTAGGCCCCGGAGCTTTTGGCATTGCGGGTATGGGTTTAAGCGCGGGTATGGCGGGGGCAGTGACAGGCGGTTTGACTACTTTGGCTACCGGCAGTCTATCTCGCGGCCTCATGGCCGGATTGGGTGCGTATGGTGGGGCGGGCCTAGCCGAAGGTTTTGCAAACGCAGGCGCTAACGCAATGACTACCGCTGGGGTTGGCGATTACGCGTCTTCTTTGGCCGAACGGGGGCTTACCGCAGGAACTGCAGAGTATGGCGAAGCTGCGTCTAAACTAGCGTTGGATGCACAAAAACAAGCGTTTGCTGCTCCGATGACGGACAGACTTTCTGCTGGATTTGATGTAGCAAAAGCAAACCCCATGGCGTTTGCTAAAAACAACCTTACTAATATTGGTATGGCTGCCGCCCCAATCATGGCGGGCATGATGGTTCCTACAACTACGCAGTTACCTGATCCCAAGGGTACTGGGAACATCCGGCAGATGGCTTTTAACATCAACCCAGATACGGGTAGACCCGACCCCTTGTACGGCATGCGCGAAATGACGCCTGTCAAGGCCAGTGAGTTTGGAGATAAAACATTTAAAGGACAGCGCGATCTGTTCTACCAACAAAACCCAAACCCGTACGAACTTGGCGTAGGGTCGCTGAACCAGCCACCGCGGATGAACACAGGCGGTATTGTGGCGTTGGCTGCTGGTGGGTATAAGCCTACCGACACAGAGATTTTTGACTACTTTAAAAAGCCCGGCCTTACTGACGCCCAGATTGCTACCGATATGCAGACATTTGGTGTGTCTGCAGCCGACATTGCGCGGGCTACAGGAACGCAAGGCCAGCAAGGTGACTACGAAAAACGTTTTGTAAATACGCTTGTTGCCCCCGGGACAGACGCTTCTGAGTTTTTAAAAGCCACTGGTGCAGTTGGTTTAAAAGACCAATCGCTGGCTACCGCTATGCAAAATGCGGGTTTGTCACAAGGCGCTCAGTACGCTCTGACACAGCCGGCTCTAAGTGATGCGGGCTTTACCGGCGGTATTATTGATTCGGGCACTGGAAAAGCAGTTGACCTCTACAACCAGATTGGTTACACCGCAGGCGCTTTGCCCGGCGATCAAGGCGGTTTAGAAGGTTTATACGGCAACATTAACTACGTTTCAAGCGGACTACAAAACCTTATTGACACAGGGAAAATGTCTGTAGCCGATGCGCAGAATGCGGCGCTTGCTGAATTAGCTCGCACTGGTGTAAGCGTGGCGGATGTTAAAGCAGCAACAGGTAAAGACTTTGGTAATTTATTTACGGCTAAAAAAGTAGAAAAATTGCCTATTGTTTGCGGCCCCGGATTTAAACTAAATGCAGCAGGTACTGCATGCGAACCTGTACTTCCTGACAAATTTGTGTCTGTTGTTCCCGGCGGCACACAACTCCCCGGCGCTACTGTTTACGACAATGGTGCGTTTGGCAACTATGGTTCTGGCCCTGCTACGGGCGTGGACTACAAAGGCAATACCGTTTCTATTGCCACCCCCGGCGACATCATTACAAATACCGATGGCACGCGCACAGTTGTGCCTAACATTCCCGGTCGTCCATACGGCGGGTTTACCGGCATGGAAGGCGTCAAGAGTGCATACACCGCTGGTGGCGGCAGCTTGGGCTACACCGCTCCAGTGCCTAAAACTGCGGCTGAACACAACGCGCTGTACAACAAACAAACTGACGACTCGCTAGATGCGTATAACTTCCTGATGGGCAAGGGTAAAAATCTAACGCAGCGTAAAGCAGAAACAAGAAATAGACCCGTAATGCAGCGCTATGACGAGGCTGTGTTGGGTAGAAAAATTGGAAGACCTGTAGCCAAAACCACAGGCACTACAGGCACTACAGGCACTACAGGCACAACTAAAGTTTTAAATTCTGACGGTACTGTAAATCAGGAAGAGACAGACAAAGCTAATTTTGACTATGCGGCTTATTTAAAAGCTAACCCAGACGTGCAAGCTGAATTGGACAAGGGTATTGCTAACTTTGGGACTAAAGACGATTTAGCCTCTGCCGCTTACAACCACTACGTTATTTACGGTAAAGCTCAAAAAAGACCGCTTAGAGCCGCAGAAGGCGGCATGATGGGCTACGCCATGGGTGGCGGTCTTGGCTCACTCGGCTCTTACTCAGATGGCGGTCGTTTGCTTAAAGGCCCCGGTGATGGCGTGTCTGACAGCATCCCTGCAACCATTGGCGCTAAGAACCAACCCGCACGCCTTGCCGACGGTGAGTTTGTAATCCCCGCACGCATTGTGTCTGAGTTGGGTAACGGCTCTACAGATGCAGGTGCTAAGAAACTCTACGCCATGATGGATCGTGTACAGCGTGCACGGGGTAAGACCACAGGCAAAAACAAAGTAGCGGCTAACTCCCGCGCTGACAAATATCTTCCCGCGTAAGGAATAGATCATGGCAACGACTCCAACACAGATACAAGAAACGCAATACGGTTTTGCGCCGGTAGTGGCCCCATTTGCAGAAAAACTGCTAGGCACCGCAGAACTCTACACTGATATTGAAGAAAACCCGTACCAGCAGTACATGCGGGATCGTCAAGCGCAGTTCACGCCTTTGCAACAACAGTCGTTTGAGAACGCAGG